CCGCTAAGGAAACTCTGCTCTCGAACCGTTCTTGGCGAACTTTGGTTTGAGCAGATCGTAACAATGGCCAGCATTGTTGGTAGCCGTGTCACGCACGTTACGCGTCCCTTGGATAATTCCGTTACCGGTTCCAAGGTTAAGCGGTGTTATGCTTGCTCTCGTAGTGAGCGTGACACCAAGGTAACTATCCACAATGGAATGCTGTTGCTTCGGCTCAAGTATGGCTTGCCATACTGTGAGTTACCGGACATGCAATCCACTGGTCTCGGACGTTACCTTTCTTTTCTTCTGCTACAGGGCAAGCAGCGGGCCTCTGTAGCGTTCCCTAGACGCCAGCGTTTAGGGAATGATGGTCTCTGTACGTTACAGAGACTGTGTCGTCGCGATAGGTGGGAGTTTGCTCACGGCCTATCTTCAATTAAACGTAACCTTCCCAAAGGTTGCGATCGACACACTGCGTCACAGCGAAAACAGTGGGAAAGTTTCGCTGTCTCTATTCCTCCTCCCACATCTCCCGAGTATGTCTCTTTTGTTAAGAAAGAGATTACTCGACTTTTCCCTGCAGGTTGGGATAGGTCTTATGGTTCCTTCGTCGGAAACCATTTACCTAACTCCACCTCGCGAGCCTGTAAGGGGCGAGCGGACGTCTTGTGGTCCGGTCGCAGGGACGAGTTCTTTACCTTGACTACCACTGAAACGGATTTAACGCCCGTGTTCATGGCAAGGTACAAAGAAGTTCAAACGGCGGGCAAGAAACGGCCCCTTCTCATCTTTGATGAGAAGATTGATCTTCTCGCGCCTTTGCACAAGCTGCTCTATGCAAAGCTGCGCGAGACCGATTGGCTTCTTTGCGGTCCTCCGACCGAAGAGTTGATGTCATCTGTCTGTGTTAGCGAGTACCAGACCTCGGTAGATCTGGTAGCTGCCACTGACGGCCTCGCACATGACGTTTCGCACGCCATGTTGGATTCTCTTTTCTTTACTTCGGTAAAGATACCTCGGTCCATGCGCTCGCTAGCGCATGCGTCTTTGAATCCTTTGTTTCGGGATTCCGAGGGAGTAATCCGGCGAGTGAGGCACGGACAGATGATGGGGAGCTACCTCTCCTTTCCTCTTCTCTGTCTTCATTCTTATTGTGCGGCCCGTTGGGCCTCACGATTTGATGAAGATGCACGAATACTTGTTAATGGGGATGACTGTGTCATTTCTGCCAAACAAGTTGTCACCATGCAGGACTATCCTTCGGGATACCGACTCAATGATGACAAGACCATTCGTGCTAAGAATGTCGTTGAGGTTAACTCAACGGCCTTTCTTAAGAGTGGAGGAAGATGGCGTGTGGTACGCAATCTTAGGAGAGGTGGAGCGACGACCGATTTTGTCGGGATGATGCACATGGCGCAAGCCGTGCGTATCTCCCGTGGTTTTACGGACGCGTACCAAAAGGCGCGTATCGGTCGTCACTGGGGATTCCTTCCCACCCAGCTAGGTCATTACACCTACCCTTCGTATTTACGAGCGAAGGGATTTCGTTATCGTACTCTTGGACCCCTTCCTGAGGCGCCCCAGAAGAGTAACGAAATGCTTAGGATCATGCAGGGTGATCCTACTCCCGTGGAATGTGAGGCTTTACGGTCATTCCTTTGGCGGTTCGGGAGGGGTGAGAAGGCTAAGAGAGACGAATGGAACCCGTCCTGCGGTTTCATTCGTCGGACTTACGGGTACAGGGCCCAGCCCTGTGCAAGATATCCAAGTTGGTTGCATTGGAAATCTTGGGAAAAGGAAAATTCCTCCGTTAAACCCGTGTATTTCCTCCCTTGGGAGTGGAATACAGAGGAAGAAGAGGAAGGGTATCGGCGGTTGGATCTTTGGCGCCAGGCCTTTGATTCGGTAACCCGATACGAAGAGACTGGGTGATCCCAGTGTTACACGGCCAGCCGTGTGAAGTTTTGAACAAATGGAATTTGTTTAGGGAATGGACGGATTACTTGTAAGAGCCAGAATCCATGGCTATCGAGTCGTTAATGGCGGCGTCGGAGAGTTGAGTATATTATCTCAACTTTAAAAAGTCCAATAAACTTCCGAATGGGAAGCGTTCGCGCCCCACGAAGTACGCACAAAGTGCCAAACTCGAGAGGAACTCTGGGGATTAATGGTCCCAGAGCAGAGGAAAAGAAAAGGAACTTTACAAAGGAAAGGAGGAATGAGCGGATCGTCGCGGGGTATGATTTGGTTCATACAGGGCGGCTGGGCTACGCACCTTTATCTGCGCCGGGCAGAGGAGGTATTTTTAGCGTCGTAGC